CAAGTTAAATATTTTGCAAGTAAAAATAATAGATAATTATAAAACTTGTCCTGTAAGAGATAATCTACGATAACCTTTTAGCATTTCTTTTGCGTCAGGGTCAAACTTATTAAATAGTTCTACTGTACCTGTACTTTCGTTTCCAAATACATTAAATGGTGTATCTTTTCTTTTCCATATTCTTGTAGCTTGTATTACGCAAGCCTCAACAACTGCGTCTGGTACTGCAGTCCAGCCCCAAAGTCCTGTTATCTTAATATTTTTATTTATTAATGGCTCAAATCTTTCTGATGAACGAGTTTCCAATATTCTCATTTCAGTAAAAGGATGATAATTAGTTCCTTTTTCTAGTATTGGATTAAGTGGTCTTAGATAAAAATCTGTATCTAATGTAAGTGTTGTATCATAAGTTCCATCATCTGTTGTATCTAGTTCTACTGTTAGCGAAGTAGTAGTACTAAGGTCAGGAATGTCAATGAATACAGTACTAATAGGATTAAAGTATTTAACTGTTGCTGATTCATCTTGATAAAACCTCCTTTGGCAATATCTATCGATTAATCTAGAACTTGCGTCAATTGCTCTATCAATATTGTCATCTTGAGCAGTTCCAGATAAACCTAGCCTAGCTTTAAATTCAGTCTTATCTACATACTGCTCGTGAGCCATTTAAAACCTACTTAGCTTTATTTTCTACTGGTTCTTTAGCTTTTGTTGATTTAGTTGGTTTCCATTTTTTAGCTTGTAGGTCAGATATTTCTTTTCCTGCTCTTACAAGTAATTTACCTTTAGCCCAACCTTTTGGCAATCCGCCATTAACACCTTCAGCGATTTCGCCCTCTTCGTTTTGCCATAAATCTTTTTTAACTATCATTTTTTCTCCTTTAGCTTGTCCCTCACTCCTCTTTATATAAGAAGAGTGAGAAACTAAAGCCATAATTACCTTTTAATTAAAAGTTAGTAATTGAACAGAAAGCAGTTGGACGATAGATTGCGAAACCTAATCGTAAGCTAGCTTTCATCATTACTTTATCTTTTGTAAAGAAATCTGAGTGGCTATCTGACATAGCAACATCAATTCCTTGTCTAGTAATAATATGTGCTGAAACACCACCGCCGAAGTTTCCGACTAATGCTGTTCCTGCTGAAATTGCAGTTGTTGGTACAACTGGAACTCCCCAAAGACTTGCTTGAGGTGCACCATTGAACATACCTGCTCCCATAAATAATGGGTTCAAAGCACCAGAAGTTGTAACTGCGTTTACTTCTGTAACAATGTCATACCAATCACTTGGGTGCATTAATATTGCGTCAGGCTCTACGAAAGCATCTTTTCTGATTTCAGTAATTGCTTGATAAACTTGACCAATTCTCTTCAAATTTCCTGCGAATGCAGAATAATCGAAAGTATTGATACCTGATTTGTTTAATACACCTTCAATATTTGGTGCAGAACCGTCACCGTTCAATAATTCAGAATCTAGTCTAAGGTTAAGCATTGTTCTTAATCTTGAGTCTAGATATCCTTGTACTGCTGTAACATCTGCTAATAATTCTTCTGTAACTGGAATAGAAACACCGAATTTTCTTATTTCTTCAGTTCTTTCAGTCATAGCTAGAGCTGATTCTCCAAAAGCGCTTGCCTCTGCTACTTCAGCTGCGTTATTTGTGAAAGTTGTTTCTTCCAAATACTTGTATTGATATTGGTCTGTTTGTAATACAGAGAACAAATCAATAACACTATTAGGATTTCTTAAAGCAGTAGGAACGATAAGGTCAGAACGTACAACTCGTGGTGGATAGGCAGAGCCCTCATCAACGAGTGTCTTTGATTCTAAAATTGGGTTCCATTTTACTTCTGAAGTAACATTTTTCATTCCATCATTAATGAAAGATTGAACTGCTTTACTCTCATGAAATTTTTGTGCAACAGTTTTATTATCTTCTGCTACTTCTTCATGAATAGGTAAAGCTTTTACTTCTTTTCCAGCTTCAACTTCAACCTCAAGTCTTTCAACTTGTGATTTATATTCTTGTTGTTCTTTAACTGTTTTTGCTAATGTTTCCATTTCTTCGTTTCTTTGTACCCAAGCTTCTTTTTGCTCGTGTGTCATTTCTTCGAAGTTATGAGTTTTAGCCTCTGTTAAAGCAGCCTCTCGAAGTTCTTGGAGCCTTTTTTTATTGACTTCTAATTCAGCCATTTTTATCTCCTATATTTCCGAAGTTTCTGCCAAGATACGCATTGTATCTGCAAAAACCTCATTTGCTTTTACTCTATTGTCCTTAACTTCTTCTGACAAACCTGCGTTCAATAAGTCATCAATGTCTTGAAAGATTGCGTTCAATTTTTCTTGCAATTCCATTAATGCGTCAGCAGAACTAGGACTTAGTTTTTTGTCTTTCTCTAAGCGTAAGGCAGTAAGCTCCTTAGCTCTAGTTAATACTGTAAAAACATCATTTAGAGATGTTTCTACTTCTTCAACGAAAGTTTGACCACTTTCATTTGAAACCTCTTTACTTTTAGCCATTTCATATTCATTATGTGTAGAACATGGCATATAAATTAAATTTCCGTCTTCATCTTCGTGTGTATGAGTTCCAGAACATTCTAATTCTTCTGCTCTATCTCTTGCCTCATCTAAAGTAGTAAATTCATCTGTACCTACTTCAGCTTTTAAATCTTTTTCATCAGCTTTTTCTTTAGCTTTTTCTTTATTTGCTTTAATAGCCATTGTGTAAGTTTCTTGATTAGCACCTACTAATACTGGACTTACTTCCCATACTTTTACATCTTTTAAATATCTTACTTCTTGACTTTCGCCACTATCTTTTGTAAATGTTCCTACTTCTGAATCTAATACTTCAAAACCAAAAGACCATTGTTGTAAATCTCCCATAGCTTTAACTGTTTCATAAGCTTCTTTTCCTGCGTCTGTATTCATATTAAATTCGCCTACAAACTTAGCGTTATTATCATCTTGTACGATTTTTCCTTTACCAATTGGCTTAGCCCAATCATGAGCCCAAACCATTGTTACGCCTTTTTCTCCATAGCCACTTCTAATTGACTTTGGTACGACTACATCATTATCGCTATCTATTGTATTAAATACGCTAAAAACTGCTTCAACTTTTCCCTCTACATCGCTTGGGATAATTGACTCAATTGTTTTAAACTCTTTCATCTGCGTCTTCTATTCCTTTTTCTATGGTATATTGTATCACATCTGCAATTGACAACAAGGTTTGCAGGAGCACCAAAAGAGCTATCGCCAGGATATTTCATCTTGTATCCTCCTACTGTGAACAATTGCTCATAATTTACTCTAGCATTATCAACTGCTCTATGTGGGTCTCGAACTAAATTATCTCTACGAGTAATCCATTGTTTTTCTACTGGAACACCACTTCTTTTTACTGCTTGTTCTTTTCCAAATTGTGCTAAGACTTGTGCCTCTGTTCTTGCAATAGTATTACTTCTTCCTAATCTTTGTAATCCAAATCTATTGCTTACTTCAGATTGAACATAATCTGCTAAATCTTGTCCTATTAAACCTAATTCACTTCCTTTATCAAATCCTACTCTTAATGCAACATTTAATCTTTTCTTAGTTGTCTTAGCTAATTCAGGCATAATTGTATCTAATCTATTAGTAACAAATTCTATTGCCTCTTTATTTCTTGTCATAGGCTCAATAGGAAAAACTGTATTTGAGTTTCTTAATCTAAAAAATCCACCTGTAATAACTTCCATACGAGGTTTTCTTTGTCTTCCTGCAATAATATCTTCATCTCTATTTTTAATTTGTTCTGGTAATAAAGTTTCTATTTGTGCATAAGCAAAGTCAGTCATTAATGATAAATACATTTCATATAAATCTGCTTTCCAATCTGCAGTTATCTTATCAATAATTAAACTTGCACCTGCTCCAATACCAATAATTGTTGGTGGATTATTCTTAAAATAAGTATTTATTTCTCTTTCTAAATTTTTAAATAATTGAAAATATTCTAAAGTTAATTGATAGTCCCATTTAGATAATAAAGCGTCATATTGTTTCCATAAAATAGTTTTAGTTTCTTCACTTTCAAATTCTCCTGCAAATATTTCATCATTTAAGTCTAAAATTGCATTTCTTCTTTTTATTAACTCTAGAGCAGATGATACTTTTTCATCTCTTGCATTCATTGCCCTTACTAACTTTTGGCTCCAACTTCTTCCTGCGTTTCCTCCCCATAAAGCCCAAGCTATTCTTCCATTACTTGGATAGCCATCTTCTCCTGGTGACCAACCTTGACCTGCTTTATCACTTTCGTGTCTTGGAAAATATTTAGCAATATGTCTTACTTTTTCTGCACCTGCAGTTGTATTATTTAAAATATATCTTGCTGAATTCCTACCAACAGAAGTACCACCTCTGCCATATTCTTTTACCCAATCTAGACCTCTCCTAGCTTCTTCTTTAGCACCTTTAGGAATTGTAAAATCTAAATCGTCGTAAGGTCCTTTAAAATTCTCCACTATAAGCGTTCTCTCCGAATCTATGTATTTGTTCTAATCTAGCTTTTGCTAATTCTTCAGTAGGATAACAACCTAGAAGTCTATTTGTATCTTCTGAATAAACACAATACTCGCCATTTTCTTCTCTAATTACTTTTATTTCTAAATCATTTTCAAAACTAGATAATTCAATAACTTCTTGATTTGGTATTTCTTGTACTGCAGTAAATGTTCCTAATTCATCTTTTGGAACTGCTACTTTATTATTAGGCATTAAATAAACATCATCATTTTCATCTGTATCTAATCCTATTGCTCTTCTTGCCTCGCCAATAGTCATTATTCCTGCATTAACACCAACTGCTAATCTTCTATACATATCATCTTCATCTTGCTGTAACGCTCTTACATCTGAAAAGTCATAATAAGCCTCTTGATATTGTTCTGTATGAAAATCTACATTTAATAATTGATGAGTTAATTCTTGTCCTATCATTCTCCATAATGGTATTAATTTATTTTCAGTAAAATACTCTCTTAATTGTTTTGCATTAGAATAAGTTGCTCTATCTAATCCTGCACCTAATCCTGCTAATATTGCAGGTACTCCTAATACTGCTGATATTCTTTCTTCTGATATATGTCTTAATTTTCCTATATCTAATTCACTTGGACTAAATGACATTTTTTCTACAGACATAGCACCACTAAGTACTAAAGGCATTCCTTTGTTTTGACCTGCTACTTTTTGTTGATAAGTTTTTACAATTTGTTCAGCTTCTTCACTAGTTGGTCCATATCCGTCCTTTGGACTAATAATTACACTTGGAACACCGCTATTAGCTAATAATGCAGTTGCTAATTGACCTGCTGATTCATCGCCATATATTTCTCTTAATACTGACTTTAAAGGACTAAAACCTCTTTTATGATTAGTTGGGTCTAATCCTAATCGTAAATGTATAATATCTTCTTTCATTATGATTGTTAAGCCGTTCTTTTCAGTTTCATATTCATAATGAGTTATCAAATCTTCTTTAGTACCTTTTGGAGTTACTAAGTTAGGCATTAAAGGATAAAGTGCTACTACTTGTCCTGATTCATTCTTTTGTTTTAATAAATAGGCATCTCCAAATACATGCATAGCATTTATTATGTATTGTTGTATTACATCTCCTGACATATAAGGATTAGGTCTTTTCATCAATATTTCAAATGGATGATTATAAATAACTTCCATTTCATTATCTTGGTTATAAGTTTTAACTAATAAAGAGGCTTCAGAAAATGAAACTCCTAAAGTTTGTAAACATGCAACAACTGCTGAATTAGATTGTCCATTACCAATATTATTAACATCAAATTCTCCTGCACGCGTATTAAAGCCCCATATAAAACTGTTTTGTCCGTATATTCCTACATCATCTCTAAAAAAATTATAATATTTTTCTTCTTGATTATTTCTTCCAAATATTATTTCGCTTAATTTTCTTCTCTCTGCCATTTTTACTCCTTAGTGGTTTTGATAGTAAGTGAACGCAACCCTAAGGTCTTACTATCGCCACCACTACTAATATGCTTTATATCCAGTAGTGCCAATTGTTTCAGTTATTGCATAAGCTAATGCGTCCACTTGGTCATCATGCTCTCCAACAGGAAACTGTAACAACTCTCTTTCCAAATCAGAATACCATAAAGCATTACGATTAAAAAACACTTGTGCGCTTTCCATTTTAGCACCTAAAGGCAACGCTCTGCTGAATTTATCCTTATCTGGAGTTAATGGCTTAACTGGTAAGCCCTCTCTTTGAGCCATTTGTATTAATGCTAGTTGATATCCTGCTTTTTCTATACCTACATATGCAGGTTTAAATTCATTATAGACTTTCCATAATAAAGGTAATATATCAGGTGCTTCTAATCTTGCTTTTTTAACATCGAGTACCAATAAGTCATTATCTTTTGTTTTACCAACTGTAACAATAGCAGTAAAGTCTGCACTTTCTTTGGTACTTGTAGCCAAATCCACAGTCGTAATAATTTGAATTTCATCTTTCGCAATTTTTTTCTCATTGATAAGAAAATAATCTCTATTGATTTCATAACCTATCTTATCATATTCTTTTTCAGTAATACTTTCATAATAATGAAACCAATCAGGTTTTATTAATCCTTGCCCACTTTCAACAAATTGAGCCTCATATTCTTGGCTAAATAAAAAACTTCCTATTTCTTCTTTAGCACTTAGTAACTCTTCTTTTGGTATAAATGGATTAGTATTTGTATGATATTGCCAAAAATTCCAATCTTTATTAGTTTCTGCTCTTTCTACTAATCTTGAAAACCAGTTAAAGCCTCTTGGTGTTGATATAAATAAAGCATGTCCTTGTTTTTCTGTTAATGTTGGTCTTATTACTTCTGCCCATATTTCTTCTTTAATATAAGCGCACTCATCTAAAACTACAAAATCTAAACCTGCACCTCTTAACCTTTGAGGATTATCTCCTGACTTTATTTGGAGGCTACCTTTAGCAAATGTTATTAATTTTTGAGCCTCAAGTATTTCACAAGGCAAGTCTGCAACTATTTGTCTAAATTCTCTCCAACCCTCCATAGCCATAGGATAAGTTGGAGCTATCCACCAAACACGACCGCCTTGAAGTGCATATTTAATAGCCATTGCTATTCCAAGTCTTGTTTTGCCCCAACGCCTACCTGCAACTACAATTTTAAATCTTGTATTATCGTTTAATATCTCCTGCTGTTTTTCATGCAAGTCAGGAAGTTCAATAGTTAATTCTGGTCTGACCATTTTAATTTAATTGTTAATGGTTCGTTTTCTTCTTCTCCTGTAAGCTTTAATCTATCAACTCGTCCAAATTCTTCAGGAAAACGCCTTTCTAAAAACCAAGCGTCTGCTTGCCATTTGCCCTCAGTACTAGCTTTATCAATTCTGCCTAATCTCCTCATTACATTTTCAGCATTAGCTTTATTTACTTCTTTAACAAATTTAATTAATAATTCATTTTTTTGAGATTTTCTTTTTGGATTAGCGATTAAATCTTCGCCCTCTTTTCTCCAACGCCTAAATGTTTCATAACTTATACCTAAATGCCCACAAGTCATTGAATAAGAAAGCCCAAGTTTAATTCTTGTGGAGAATTCTTCTATTAATGTATCAGTTAATTTAGTTGGTCTAGCCATAATGCGTTCTCCTAAATTGTATCATATTTCTTTTTTTTATACACACAAAACACATTTTACTACATAATCATTGAATTTTCAGTCCTTATAGTTGTTCCAGAATGCTTTTTACTACCGAGAGAACAAAAGGTCAGGTATGTTTTTCTCTATGTTTCGTTGTTCCAAGTTTCTAACAACGCGATTATTACATCTTCTAACTTATCTAGTTCAATAATTGCTAAACCATTTGAAGTTCCATCAGGCATAGCTACAAACATAAATGGTCTGCTATCTCCTATTCTTGTATTTGAATCACTTTGTTCTTTTGCTTTTAAATATTTAGTCCAAATAGTTTGAATTTGTTTTCCTGCTTTAACTTCTACTCTTACTTCGCCTTGCCAACTTTCCTCATTGCCCATTTGTCCTCTAAATTTTGTATCAGGAATGCGTAGCTTTTTACGAGCTAAATTTTGCTTTCTGCGACCTTTTTGTTTATTTCTAAGTCCTCTTTTTTGATTTTCAGACCAATTATCTCTTTTTTTAACTGTTTTTTGTCCCATGCCTTGAGTTCCACTCTCGGCTCTTTTTCTAGCTTTAAACTCTGAAAAAGTTTCGTCTTCTCTCCAACCCTCAATTGACATAACAATGAACACATTTATCTTGTTGTGCTTCAATTGGCTCAATTATTGTAGAACAATTCTGACAAACTAATAAATCTAAACTTGCTTTTAATTTACCAACTTGTGCTATTGCTAAATTACTTTCTTCTTGTAGAGCTTTTGTAAATGGAATAATATCTTCTGCTTTTAATAATATTGGTGCAGGATGAGGTAAAGCCCAAATATAAATGCTTACTTGTCCGTCATTATATCCTTTGCCTATTGCAATTTCGTTACCAAATACATCTTCAAATATAACTTGGTTATCATCTTCTTCGTTCCAATGCCCACTCATAATAATATGCCTTATGTTTTCTTTCTTTCATTGTACACTCTTCTTCAAGACAAGTTAGAGTTTCTATTGGCAGTCCTGTCTTTCGTGCATTATAAACAACATCTCTTATATTTGTACTATGATATGAGCAAATAAATTTACCGCTAGTTAATTCATTTAATAGTTTAGTTCTACTAATTGTTGGTATATTATTCTTGCTCTTTTTTTGCTTTTGCTTTTTTGAATTTACCTTTGTTGAGTTTATCATGTAAAACCATTTCTCCTGTTGCGTCATAATATTGTGATAGAAATCTTGCTAATTGATATTCGCTTTTAAATCTCATAAAGCCTTGCCAATTATCTTTTAGTTCTTTGCTCTTTAAATTTCTAAAAACAATTCTATGCTCATCTGTTACTTCTTTATCCATACAACATTGACAAAGTCCAAACTCATCTGCCATTGTTCTATCTTTTTTAATTATGTTAAAAAAACATTCCATACAAAGTGCATTATTATTATTTAAACAAAAAATTGACATTTGTATCTCTTGTTCATCAAATATTTGAATATTTTTATTACAAAAATCACATAACCAATCAATTGGACTAATTGGAATTGTAGAAGTTTCATTATCTGTAACTATTGAAATATGACTTCCTGTATTAGTTCTATGCTGAATTGGATTTTCATAAATAACAAATTGCTCTTTCATAATTCTTCCTTTAATTCATTTATAAATTCATCCATATCATCTCTATTAACTAACTTATCGTTCCATTTAACACCGTCAGGCGTTTCATTTTTAAATCTTATAACTTCACTATGACTTGAGTTAAAAACTTTACAAATAAAGTTATAATAATTTGAACTTCTTTTTGCTAACTTATATAAACATTCTTCATTACCAATCCAAAGTGCAACATTCCAAGTTTCATAATTTTTCCAACCATTGTGGTCATTTATTCTATACATAGCAACTCTGCCTGTATGATTATGACTTGTTTTATCACAAACATCACTTTCAATATTCCAACCTCTTTTTCTCAAATCAGTTATTCTTTGAGAGTAAGTTGGAATAAATTCCTTTTGGAACTCTACTCCACAAATCCAACCACCATTAACAATTAACTTTGAAAGAACTCTTTCAACTTGTGGTCTTGGTTTTGTATCTAATATTTCTCCACTCATTATTATCTCCTTTTTTCTTTTAGTTTAATATCTAGCACTTGCTACTTTCTTAGTTAAATGATTGTTAAATCTTGCAACCATTCTCGTAGTTCCAGTAGCACATTGCTTGACACTTTTAGCACCTTTAATCATAACTTCATTAGTTACACCACAATCTTTTAGACATTGTTCGGTATGATTAAATATTCCTAACCAATGGACATCTCTTAGTTTATATTCTTCTATTAATTTAATTTGCATTTCATGTCCTAAAAATCTTCCAACAAGCATTAATAATTGACTTGTGAAATATTCATCGTGGTCGTTATTACAACCTGCACCTTGATGAGCAAGTTCGTGCAATAAAGTTAAATCAGTTGCCCACTTTTTCAATATAATTCTTCCGCCCCAAGTGTAATAAGATGAGCCTTCATAACTATTAACTAATTCTATATTTATATTTTTATCGAAATATTTCTTATAAAAGAAGTCGCTAAATATTTTAGTCTTAACATTTTTACGAACTATCTTTTCTAGTTCTTCAGTAGATAGTTTATTTTCGTTCTTAACATTTTTATATGCATATTTATTCTTTAGTAACTTTTCGTTCCAAGTTTCATTATTTTCTAATATTGGTTTAGATATTTCTAAATTCAATTCATATGTATTTGCATAATATTGATTACCTGCTTTATCGAAATATCTTCTTCTTCTTGGTGTCATACATCCCATGTACATGTGCCACTCATATCCTTGCTCATTAGGATAAAGTTTGGAATATTTTTCTGCTAACTTCCAAAAGGTTTCAAATATTTCTAAGTCCTTTTCAAATTTAGGGGCAGGTGGTGGATTTTTATAATCATTAAAATGGTAATCATATTGATTAAATTTATATTCTAATTTTTCATCAATTATATATTCCATTTTAGGAAAGCCCCAACTATCCCTACTTATTCCGTCACTTGGTTCTATAAACTCCCCATTATCGAAAACTACTTTTTCAATAACTCCATTTGCGCCAATTATAAAAGTTCTTTTTCTTAAAACTTTTTTCTCAAGATTATTAGAATTAAATTTTCTAACATCAGGCATAATGTCAAAAGTTTTTGGCATAGCCCATTCGGAACGATAAACTGCTTTTTTCTGATTTACCATATTAACTCCTTTTTATTATCTAACATATAAGATAATTATATACCTGTTATCGAGATATACCAACTTTAAATTTTAAAAGTTTCTTTTAAATTAAAATTTTTTATTATCCTTTCTCTGATTTTTTCTCTATTAGCTTTCCACCAGTTATGAGTTTTAACTTGTTCTTCTAAATTTTTTAAATTAGCCATATCTTTTTTTACCTCCATTTGCTACTCTGTCATCAGTTGGTCTTTTCAAACCACGATACATTCCACCTTTTTTAGATTTCATTTTTCTTCTTTGTGCTCTATTTACCATATCCTTTTCCTTTATATATCTATTTTTGAATTACCTCTCTGCAATAATCCTTTATCTTTCATTTCTACAACATCTTTTATTTTCATACCATGAATAGTTTTTGGATTAGGATTTCTTTTATCATTTAATCTGCTTTCTAAAGTATGTCTAATTTTTGTTCTTGGTGTTTCTATATTATTTAATTTTCTTTTAGCCATATCGTTTTTAATTTTTTTTGAAATATCTTCTTTTTTAGTTCTTCTTCTTTTAGCATTTTTAGCTTTTTGTTTAGCCCTAGATTTATCATTAGTCCAATAAACTACTGTTGCAGATGATATATTATAATTGTCTGCTATTTCTTGAACTGTAAAACCTAATGACCTAAATTCACGCATATCATTAACATCACTTTGATTTACTTTATATCTATTATCTGTCATATTATCTAACTTCATAATTTGGATTATATAATAAAACTATATCTATTCCAGAACACTTTATAACTTTGTTCTCAAATCTTAACGCTCTGCAACTAAGTTATATCTCGGCACAGTTATACCAGAGAGATTTCTCCTAACGAGAGAACAAAAGGTCAGGTATCTTTTTTCTCCATAATCATTGAGGTTTTTATTCTTCTTCGTCTTTTCCTAAGATTTCATTAACTTTTTGAGCTACATTATTAAGACTTAAAAGTACTGCAAATGTCTTATGACTTAGAATTGAGCCTCTAGGAAAGCCAATTTTTTCTAAATCAGTTAATGTTCCGTCTGGTAAAGTAAATTGTCCCCAATCAGAAACTTTATTAATGTAATTGTTATCTAAACTAATTACATCATCTCCTAATAGTTCTAAATATTGCAATTGTAGTTTCCAACTACCACCTAATAAATGAACTTTTCTTCCTTTAAATGCCTCCCAAGGCACTTCTGTTCCACCATAAGAAGTTGGTACTGAAAATCCTAAAACATAATCTTCAGGTATTTTATCAATGCAATTATATTTTGGAATTATTATCATATTTTCTGTATGAGGTGCAATATCATCTGCAAACTCCATAATTTGTTCAAATGTATAATATTCGCAATCATTTGCTCTACATTGGTCTGAACTCATAACATCTCTAGTAGTTGCATATTTAGGTTTAAAATGTTTTACTGCAGTTAAATGTTTTTCGTGATTATAGT